TAGGCTACGATACTTCTAGGATTATACAATAAATAACATAAAAGAGGGTGCGCCATAGACTTATGACACACCCTCCTTGTTCGGCTTTACACAGGCAGAGACACGATGTATTCCTTCTTCTTCTTTCGTGTTCTGCTCTTCACAGTGAATCCACAAAAATCTCTCAGCCACCCGGCAGCATTGCCGATGAATGGCTCGTTCACCATAAGGATAGGACGGAGCATTCCGTTCTTCTTCATGAACTGATAGTCTATGAACTCGAACGGGTCATCCGGGTCCTCACTCTTCTTCTCCCACACGCTGACATCGAGATAGTCGATGAAGTCTCCCTCTGGCGGGTTATCCATCTCGATGAATCTCTTCGGCGTAAGGAGAATCGTCTCCTTAGGCTCATGGGTCATAAAGAAATTCTCTACAACCTCGTTGAACTTGTCCATGTCCATCTGTTTCTGGACAATGCCCTTTCTCTTCATGATGTCAGAAGCTTTGAGTATTCTTGTACCTCTTCTTGCTGTTGCCATAATTCAAAATTTTAATTGGTTAAACATAGTACCCCGTCATTACTGACGAGGATTTTGGCTAGTGTGCAAGGAATCCTATCGCCTGGCCTTTCCCGATAGACCAGCATAGCCTATCTTCCTTCAGGCACTCTGTGCAGTTTCCGGTGCATAGCAACGTTCCTTCCGGTGCTGATGTACCGCTCTCGAAGATAGGATGCGCCTCCGGAAATCCGTGGCGGTTATCCATCTTGAGACCAAGCCATCCGCTGAATAGGATGTGCATGTTCTCAGGGATTACGTTGCCCTCATCGAGGTACTCGTTGCACACATCGAACATCTTCGTGAACGCCAGGAACTTGGTATCCTTATGCTTGCGGGCAATCTCGCACATCTTGTCAAGATACCATTTGTCCTGGATGTCACCACCGATATGGAATCGGAATGCTCTAGGGTAGCGGTAGTTGAGGTAACCATCAATCTCCTTGAAGTATCGTTCAGGATCCTCGTGGAGGATGGCAGAATTGATAGCTCTCGTCTTGATGACCTCCTTGTAAATCATGTCATTGCGCAGGTCGTAGCAGCTCTTTGCACAGATTGCACAGTTGCCGCAATCCATGACCGGAATGAGCGACACGGATGGGATTGCTCCCAATTTTGTGTTGCCATCACTGATCTTGACATGCAAGTCGCTGACGTTCTCTAATGCGTTCTCATAAGCTGCCTGTGCCTTTGACAGACGAGTCTTCATTCCTTCCTTACCTAATGTCCAGTAATTTCTACTCATAATTCTAATTTAAAATTGGTTATAGTGATAGCCCGAAGGCTATCTTTTAGGCTAATGCGTTCAATACTCTGTGGGCGTTGTATGCGACAGGATTGCTGCACTTTACTCTCTCCCACTTTTTGCGCTCACAAACTTTCAGGCAATACTCATGTGCTATATTCTCTGATAGTGCATCGAACGTGTTGCGTGTAACATCTGATGGCTTACCGAAATAAACTCTGTAACCATCCCTGTAGCATACTATACGTCTGCCCAGTCTGTAGATGGTTCTACTGCCCTTCTCTACAAATGAAATTCTTTCCATAATTCTCTGTATTTGGTTATTGGCAGGTAGCCAACTGGCTACCAATTTTAGGCTCTGTTCCATGCTTCCCACGCCTCTTCCGTATTCTTGGTGATTGCGTTGTTCCACAACCTCTCCTGATGACGGAAAATCTTCTGAAATGCTTTTGGGGTTGTCTTCACATCAACTCTCTTGCCGAGATAAGGTCTGCTGCGACCTGGTGTAATCTCATCATAGTCAACGATACACCTTATCATGCCGCTTTCTGTCGGCTTGCAGCTGATAAAGCATCCGTACACTCCAGGATTCTCCTTTCTCATCCATTTAGGATAAGGAAAGTATATACTCCAGGCGTCAATATAGTCACGGAACTTCTTTCTTGTGTCGTGATAAAGTTTCAATTTCATAATTCTTTGTAATTTGGTTAATGGAAGAGGAGCATGCAAGCTCCCCTTGTTAGGCTGTTTCTTTTAGTTTGATTCCATTCTCTTCGAGAGCGTCTTTAATCAGCTCGTCAGAGTCCTCGTAGTACTCTCCCCAGCAGGAATCAATCTGCTCCCAGTCGTAGTCGTCCTCCGGCTCACGACCTATTTCCGTGAAGACTTTCTTGTAATGGACTTTCTTCTCTAAGACGAACCCCTTAACATCTCCCCACATCCAAAGACCTATGCACTTAACCTCATGCTCAAATAGGTCCAAGGCTCGCTTTCTCCAGTTTTTTGTATTAGTGTCACAATACTTTGAGAAACGCTTCTTGTCGCAGTAGGCATATCCGCTGACATAATCTCCCTGGTTGTATCCAGTAGAGGACCACTCGTAGAATGCAATATCCTTACAATCGTGCAGAAGGTACGTGAAATCGTCCTCTTCGAGGATATCGCAAAGTTCCTCTCTATAGTCGAATCTCTTCAAGTCGCTCGGGCAGAACTCTTCGTGGTTATACCACTCACCCTCGTACAGACTTTCAAGATACCACATGCGGTCACTCTTGTCATAGCGCATACGGTAATTGTCGACGTTTTCACTATTGATATAATCAATAATCTTCTTTTGTGACACGTAGTTACAAACTAGATCCTTCAATGCATCCTCCGCATTTTTAGCGTTGACTTCGCTGCTACAACCACGAGAAAGCCACCTGTTGTATCCGTAATCGGAATAGTCCCAGAAGTAAACTCCCACCAAATCCCATTCTGTGCAAGGGCATTCGGCATCCTCATCCTGGTAAATGGTGATTCTGTAATCACCAATCTCCTTCTTTGCAAATTCGTAACTCATATCTAATATCATTTAAATGGTTTAACATTGAATATCCCCATGCTAGGGGATATTGTTAGGCTTCCTCATAATCTTCCTCCATCATGTAGTGAACCTCTTCAAGCTCGTTCGAGAAATTGTACCTGATGTTGTACGTGCCGAACGCCTTGAAATACCATTCCTCTAGGTACGCTCTATCCTCGTTCGCCTGCTCGCTGTCCTCTGCGGAATCAAGTCTGGCTACCATCTGAGGATACAAATCGTAGTAATCGTCGCCATCGTAGTCTGATGCCCACCAAACACCTGTTCTGTGCTTAGGGTAGTCCTCGTACAGATTGGCAAAATTGCCATTCATGTGCTGGTCATTAAGATGTAGATATTTCTTCATTTCCTTGTTTGCCTTATGGGTAAACTCCCACGCAAGAGACTGGATATTCTTTTCGAATACATCTGCAATGTATTCTTCCAGATCTTCTGCGTCATCGAAATTTTCAAGACACTCACGATAGAGGCTCTCGATAACCGCGGCAAAACTTGCCACACCGATATAATCGGCTAATTTCTCGACAACTTCACCCTTGTTGTTCATAACAACTTCTACAATATTCTTTTCCATAATTCATCTGTTTAATGGTTCATAATGGTTCCCCACATTATCGTGGGGAGTTTTAGCCACATATGGCAATGTCGCCATAATTTTTGTAGAAATGCTTGTATGCCTCAAGGCCACTGGCAGCTTTCAAGTCTATGACCTCCAGCTTACCGTTATCCTTGCGTACCTCTGCAATAGAGTATGTATTGTCGTGCGTCCACTTGATGAGGTCCACACGCCTAACAGGATTCTCTACTGACTCAACGATTTTACACTTCAGTAAATCGTCATTCAGGATTTTCTCTAAATCACTCATAATTACAGATTAATTATAGTTACACATTATTTCTGTCTCACTGATAATTTCAGCACAATACTTGCAGCGATGGCACATTATATAGCCTTTTGCCAGTAATTTGCTGAACTTCGGGTATGGGCATTTCTCGCCCATGCCAGCTCTCGTAATCTCAATTTTCTTCATATTTCAATCTGTTTGGTTAATAGAAATCCACACCCGTGAGAGTGAGGATTGTTTTGTCTAATCACCGAAATCGCTTTCGTCCTGATCGTACCACCAGTCCTGGAATCGATTCGCAACCTCTTCCAATGCATACTTAGCAAATGTGTCGTAGATATTTCTGCTCTCGCCCTCGTTAAAAGGAGCATACAGAGCCTTGCCGATAGCATCATAGGTGACGGATTTGTCGTCCTTGAAATTCCCGAAGCCCTTAATCATCGTGATAAGGTCTTCTCCTAAATCATCGGCAAGCTCATGCATATTCTCCATGATAGCACTCTTGTTCTCGTTCCAGAACTTGCTTGTTTGAGAATGATAACAGAATCCAGTGTACCCCTCATTGGCATTTCTGACCTTATCGAGCGTATTAAGCATTGTGTCTTCATTAACACCGCCAAGCTGCTCTACTACGGCATATGCCATCTTTACGAATGATGGATTATCATTTTCCTTGATAAACGCATCCCATACTTTCTGTATATTCATATTTCTGTATTTTGGTTGATAATAGAAACGAGCAAGCGCACCATACGCTTACCCGTAATTTTAGCCGAAAACCCAGATAGCCGTAGTTCTTGCACAAATGGCATACAGCTTTCCGCTGTGACCACGGAACAGCATTCCGTTGCATCCGTACACACCGGAAGAATAGCCTACCTGACTATATTCTTCCGGGATGGCTGCACGGCTTGAACTGTGTGTTATATCCTTGGCAGCTCCTACTCTAACGAGTCTCTTCAACTCTTTCTGTGTCATTTCCTCCATAATTCTTTAATTTTGATGGTTTAACATGGTTTCTGTGCAGTCTATCTGCACAGAATGTTTGGCTAGAACTTGCGAGGTCGCATGCACGATTGCTCAATCTCCTGAGCCTTCTTGTCTGCACGTGCTACGCGTCTGAAATACTCGCTCTTGTCGAGATTCTTGCGTCTGCACTCCTCGCTGATAACTGCCTTGTGACTCGCTACGAGCCTGGCAAGGAACTTTCTGTCTCCGTCTGTCATAATTCTGAATTTTGATTTGGTTAATAATAGAAGCAGGACACAGGACGTGCCCCGCTGTTTTGACTACTTGCCACCGCACGCAATACTATGAGGACAGCCATGAATCTTGCCATCCAACAATCCGTGAAAGTAGCACCCTACACATCTCTCTGTGACTATATCCCACTCTCGCTCTATTCCGTGTCTGTCAGTTACTCTTACTGTTTCCATAATTCTATATGTTTTGGTTAATAGCAGGCAGCACATTATCGTACTGCCCAGTTCTGGCTAGAGATTGTACACCGGACTTTCTGAAGCATTCAGGATAGAACTGCCGGTGAGAATGGAGAATGCACAGGGGTCAAAATCATCGAAATTCTTCATCCTATCGATTTTCTTCTGTATCGCAGCACGCATGGATGACATATTCCATCTGCCGTCGATAGGCATGACAGAATCCATGCCCACCATTTCAACGATACTAAAATCCTCTGTAAATCTCTTACTGACGAGGTCAAACTTGTTGATCTTGTGATAAAATTGTACCCATCTACTCATAATTCTACATTTTTGGTTTATAGGAGAGGGAGAAATAACTCCCTCAATTTCAGGCTATGTACTTCTTGATGAACTCTTTAAGCTCGTTGAGCCGCTCGTCAATCTCCTCTTTGCTGCATACGCAGATGAAACGTGGAAAACAAGTATCCGTTATTTCTCCCATGTCATTCATGACACAGGCAAAACAACTTATATACCCTTCGCCGTTTTTATTGCTAACGCTAACATCAAGGCTCAGTCTTGATTGATTTTTCAATACTTTTTTTTGGATTTCCTGCAACTTAGGCAAAATCGTAGAGAGTATGTACTCTATATTCTCCTTGTATTCTTCATCTATCATAATTCTTAAATATTGGTGAATAGTATGCGTGACAATCGCCACGCACATTTAGCTCATGCACAATACTGCAATCTCAGAGAAACTCTTGGAGACAGCCTCTTTGCTACGATAATCTCTGTATCCCTTAGTATTGTTGTTGTGCCACTGGCGTGCTGCAATCTTGATCTTCTCCATCTCATGCATAAGCGCACGCTCAAAATTCTTCTGTGATTTTCTGTCTAACATAATTCAATTTGTTTAATGGTTCTACATAGTATGCCCAGGAAAATGCCTGAGCACATTTTTGGCTACTCGTACTTGTTGAGCAGGAAAATCAGAATACAGCCGTCTCCGTTCATGAGCATCTGACATTTGTCCTCATCTGTAATGATGTGGGCGCAAATCTTTGCGAACATAGGAAACGGCTCATCCTCCATCTCGTCATGATATACTGCCAGGTATGTTCCCGGCAGCAGAGAACGTGAATCCTCAGGATCGCCGCCGAACTCATCGCACGCCTGTATAGGACATAGAACTCTCTGGATGGATGTGTGTGTACACATATCTTCCTCGCAGTCCATGCCCATCATGATATCAATTAACTCACACTTGCTTAATTCTTTTGTTAATGTCTTGAACATATTCTCAATATTTGGTTAATAGAAGAGAGGAGCGGAAACTCCTCTCAGATTTGGCTACTTCTTAAGACCTACGTACATTATCGTACTCTCGGTGTGTGGATTGTTGCCAAGCTCTGAAATCTCATTAGCCTGGTTTATAACCGTCTTTCTCAGCATCACGTTTGCTCTGTGACAATTATACAGAGTAACTGACACTACACACAATGCAACACACACTACGGCAAACAATGCCACGAAAATATTCTTCTTCATAATTCTGTAATTTAATTGGTTTGTAATTATTGTACTGCCCAAATCTATAGGGCAGTTTTTAGGCTAAATGTTTCCAAGCACAATTATCGTACTTTCCAAATCTGTCACGCTCCAGGCAGGATGAAATTCTCCAAGCGGAGCGTGGATCGCCACATCTCTCTGAAGAACCACCTGCCAATTATCGTACTGCTCCAGAATATTCCAAGCACAATTCCCCAAAATATTCCAAGCAGAATAATGGCAATATTCGTACTTGCTAAACACAACAGAGCAGGAACGCTCTGAATAAATCCAAGCACAATTATCGTACTTGAATAAATAATCTGTCTTGCTTTCATATCTATATTTTATTGGTAATTGTTCCGTAGCCACGCACGACAATTATCGTACTGGCTACAGATTTTTAGGCTCACGCCACGCAGAATAATGTAAGCACACCATTCTTTAGCGACCCGAATTCTACGTGACTCAAAATCTCCTGAGCATCTGCAATGATACTCTCAACCTCGCACATATCGAGGCATTTAATTCTTAGCGTACTCATAATTCTAATATTTTTGGTTATTGTTCCCTACAAGCGTAGGGATATTAGGCTTATTGAATTCCGGCAGACCAAGCGAATCTTTCTTCTTCATCATTCAGTCTGTAGATACTGGAAAGCATGCCAAACAGGCGAGGGCTGCTGTTAACGAGTTCATCGTAGGCATCCTCTGCACTCTGGTCTGTTACATTAATACGTACAAGCGTCTTTCCTATCTTCTTCAAAATCTGTTCTTTCATAATTCTAATATTTAAATGGTTCATAATTGTAGAGCGGAGATTTCTCCCCGCCCCGTTAGCCAGGATGCGCATCTTTGCACCACGTTTTATCTTTATCGTCTTAACTACGTGGCTCACACCCTACAGATTTTATGCTTCTGCCAGCAGCTTGTTTATTTCTGAGGAGATAAATCTCGCACGGATGACAAGCAACCGATTTCAGTCAGCGTGGATAGTGTGCGCCTTGATACGCTGCAAATCGTGATTGCACACACAATTGATTCTCGGGTAACCAGCCCGACCGGACAATTCCAAACCGGTAGAATATGAATTATGATTTCTTTCTAAAACTCTCATCTCGCTAGATGATACAAATCCCCTAGCCGTCGTGCCGTCTCATCTCATTCGACGCTCACGCCAGGAATTTTTGCGTATCTCTCGGATGGATGTCTCTGAGTAACACGTTACTCTCTCCCATCTCGGTGTGCCTCTCGCACTCTCGATTTACTGAGATACTTCTCTTGAATTTTGGCAATTAGTCCCCTGAGGGAGAATAAATTCTCTCTCTGGAATAATACCAAAATACCTGTTTTGTTCCCTTATGCGGCACCGACCCGCAAATGTACGCTTAAACGTGATAGGAAAAATAAGGGTACGACGACCCGCACCGCACGGAATTTGTACGGTGTAAATTTCCCACTGGCTACCTGCTAGATAGTCAGTGGGGAAAATGTAGGGGAAAAGATAGGTAGTTTTCCGCTACCTATCTAGTTACTTACTTTTGCGCTGCTGCTAACTTCGCCTGCAATTCTGCTATCTGTTTTTGTAAGTCTGTAATAGACTCAGACTTTTTCTTTGCTACCTTTGCACCGCTTGCAAATGATTGGTGCAAAGAGCACAACTTAGAACCCAAACGCTGCAAACTATCTATTATGCTGGTTTGCTTATCTTTGCCGTTGTTATCAAACCAGGCAAAGAAATTAGGTAGTTTATGCTTGCGGGAAAACTCGCTTACAGCAGAACGTACGCACTCAGTCTGCAAATTGCAATAACTTTCATCAGATAGCACGTAATTTGTTGCTAACTTGTTGTACTTCGCGCGTGCTTTCTCTAGTTCTTTCTTTGCGCTTACTACTTCGTTATTAGTGCACTCGCTTAATAGCTTTTTTCGGTAACTATTAAGCACTTCTAAACTCTGCGCTAAGACTGCGCTACCTTTGCACTCTGCAACATAACTTGATACCTTTGTGCTAGTATGTTCATAACCTAGAGCACCTTTAATTTCTAAATCGTTCATATCTAAATTGTTTAAATGTTACTTATAAGATAGTGTCCTATCTCTTTCTTTTTGTACTGCAAAGGTACGAAAATTTATTGGAAAAAGCAAATTTTTTATGTTAAAAATCGACCTTTAAAGACGCTATAATATGTTGATTTATAGATAGTTATGAGTTTAACACTTTGCGGCAAAGTATTAATATGTTACGTTTTACTTTCGTATATCTAACTACATAAGCACTAAATGTTAAGATTTTAACATTTAGCCAGTACGTTATTATTGTAACATTTTTTCGGTCAAGTATATTGTAATAAGTTTTGATGTTTCACGCTTTATTGATAATGTATAATTATACAAGAAAATGAATATAAACAATATTATAAAGTGCTGGTTATTAATGAGTTACATAAATTTTTTATAAATATAAACCGGCAATTTGAAATAATTACAAAAATAATGTTTCACGCTGGTTTACACTATATAAACCGACATAAAATGTAATAATTTCAGAAGAAACACCCCCATACCCCCTTTGTAGCTATAAATCAGCACGGTAGTCACCTCATCTAAAAATTTTTTCTTCCGATTTTTCAGCCTTTTTGTAAAGTTTAATTACTTTCCACCATAAAGGATAATTATGCATATTCATTCATTCGTTATTTATTAACATTTGATACCATAAACTCTTACTTTGCAGACCAAACCATAAATGTATACCTATCCTTCATTTAATGTATACCTAAAATGTATATTTATACCCTTTATTTACTAGGGTTTTACCGGATATTCAGGATATTATCTGTATCTTTGTATTGTCGATATTTTATAGACGACATGTTGTAAGGACGACCTGACACGTGTTATCCTTCAGAAAGCCCCTGTTTATCGGGGTTTATCCTACACAATAACGGAAAATTAATATTATTATTGTACATAAATGGAAAATGGTATTGCTATAGACACATTGCACGCTCAGCTGCTTGACCTTTCGAGGCATGACGAGTACGGCTTCGAAGAGCTCCGTTGTCAGGACTGGGGTAAGGCGAACTCTGAGAAGTACAACAAGCTGAAGTCCAATTTCATCAGGTCCATGAGACGTCTGGCGAAGAAGGCTCCGGTGAAGTACTACAACGGTGCTTACTACATGTTTAACGGCAAGATATACGAAGCTGTTCCGAAGATAGTCCTTGAGCAGGCTTACCAGCTGTTGCTTCTTGACCTGGCCATGGCTCCGATGCTCGGCATCAGTACGGTGATGAACAAGTCATTCATGGAGGTGATAGAGTGCTACAACATACTGAGACCTACATTCGATATCGTTGCATTCGCCAACGGAGTTGTTGACTTCGGCAGCGGGTTGAAGTATCCGAACGTTATGCCATTCTCTCCCGAGTACCATGTCACATACTATCATCCTTACGACTACAATCCGAAGGCGAAGTGCGACAGGTGGATGAACTTCATCAAGGAGGTCCTTCCGGACAGGACGTCAAGGATGATCCTACAGATGTTCCTTGGTCTCGGTCTCATACAGAGAGGTACTGCATACAATCCGTACGAGGGGAAGGAATCATCGAAGATTGAGCTCTGCCTTCTCCTTATAGGTACGGGAGCCAACGGAAAGAGCGTCATCTTCGACGTTGCCTGCAACATATTCGGCAAGGACAGGATAAGCAAGATGGACTACGCTGACCTCACTGCCGACGGCGACGAGGGAATGAGGGGAAGGTATCCAATAAGGAACGCCATCTTCAACTGGTCTTCCGATTCCGACCCGAAGAAGTTCGGAAGGAAGAACACCGGTATGTTCAAGAGACTCGTGAGCGGTGAGCCCGTCCCGATGAGAAAGCTCGGCAGGGATATCCTGGAGGGGAACTCAATCCCCTACCTCATCTTCAACCTCAATGAGCTTCCGTTCCCAGACGATGCTTCGCTCGGATTCATCAGACGCTTGCAGTACGTGAGCTTCGATGTCACCATCCCTAAGGAGAGGCAGGACCCGGATCTTGCGAGCAAGATCATCCGTGAGGAGCTGAGCGGAGTGTTCAACTGGATATTCCGTGGCGCGATGGAGCTGAGGAGCAGGAAGTACAGGTTCCCGGCAGCTGAGGGCAGCAGGAGACAGCTGCTTATCTCCCTTCTCGGAAGCAATCCTATCTATGCCTGGATAAGGGCGTATGATATGAGGTGCAGCCAAGAGGCGAGGGGCGAGATTTCGGAATGCATGCTTGCCAAGGAGATGTACGAGAGATTCGTCGAGTTCTGCAAGGCCAACGATGTCGAGGAGAAGGATATCCCTACGATCCAGAAGTTCGGGCGTGATATGAGCGACAAGTACGGCTTCTTCAAGAAGAGGTCACAGGGCGGAATGACCTATCAGGTGTACGGCGCGCAGATGATTGACCTGAAGCAGGAGCTTCTCATCAATGACGTGAAGAATAAATTGCGTGGTGAGGAGGACATCAAGCAGCCTGAGAGCTTCATTCAGCCTGATGATTAACGGTTATAAAACAGATTTCTATGATAGACAAGGAATATATCAAGGAGATTATATCCCGTATCACGAAGAAGAAGGCTGATGGGAATATTGTTCCGGCCACCGCTTCGATGCAGGAGATTATGATTGCTGTCCGCGATGATGCCCTGGAGTGCATGAGGATCATGTGCAACGATAAGGAGATTGTGGTGAACAGAACGTTGAACAGTGTTTCATTCAAGTGCCTATGAGAAGACATCACAATCCGAACAAGGTTCCACCGTTCAAGCCAGACCCCGAGCATTGGACTAGAAAGGTTCATTCATGGAAGGCGAAGGTCGCATACGAGACTGAGGATGATGCTTGGGAGTTTCTGAATCAGATTCCGAGGTTGAAGGCACTTGGTTGGCACCCTTACTTATGCAAGGTTTGCTCAAAGTGGCATATTGGTAGGTTACATAATAAATAGTTGAGATATGGAAATTAGAGTTAACGTTTTAGGAAAGGTCGCATACATACAAGGAGAAAGTAGGGATAATAAGGCGAAAGCCGAACTATACACATCAGGAGAGGGTGTGTATGCTGTAATGGATGGAGACGATTTCGTGTGTCTAAGAGTTGTGTCTTCCAAGATTCATGATGATACAAAAGGCGATTATTATGCATGTGTAGAAGAAAACTGGACGCATGCAAAAATCGCAAACTCTATAAACGTTATAGAGCACGAAGAAAGATTGAAGGATTATATAGACAAGCGTTTCGGTGAGCTGCAATCAGCTATCGAAAACACGATGAGTAGTGCAGATAGCATAAATGATGCAGTATGCTCTATAAAGAGTTCCATTGACAAGATAGAGAAAGATGGTGTTGGTAGTGGAAAAGGTATCAGCGAAAAGACATTGTTGTCTGCCATCGAGATTGTCTCCAAACAGAAATAGTTGAGAATATGAAGAAGAAAGGATATTACGAATACGACCCTGTTATCTATCCGAGATTGTTATGTGTCGCTATTGGCATGAGCCAAGAAGACGCTAATAAGTGTTTTGAAGGTAGAGATGGCGAGGTTTTGAAGGTTGATTTCTCTAATTCTGACGCAATAACCTACGATACAGTTAGAGAAAAGGAGAATAAGAGGCTTTGTTCATTTATTAATTTTGCAAGCAAGGATTCTATGAGAATGGGAGTTTGTTGTCATGAGGCTTCTCACGCATGCGATGTCATCGAGGATGATATTGGTATGGAACATGGCGGCGAGCCTTCTGCCTATCTGATAGGTTGGATTGCGTCTTGCATCAACAAGGCTCGTTTGGGTATTGGTGATTTTGTTGAAATTAAAGATAAGGAGGAATAGCTTATGGATAAAAACGAGAAATTAAAACTTGGTGACATTTGCCTTGCGCCAAAAGAGTTTTTTCTAAATAATTCCGATGGAAAGCTAAAGCAGAAAATAGAAAGTTATGCGGAAGTAAGAAAAGATGGCAGGGTTATGTGCGCGGTTGTTGAGGATGTAAATTCAGTTTTCCCCAATGAATCATTATATACAATCGCTGTGAAACAAAAACAATTTGCACCTCCAATTAGGGTTTGTGTCAGTAAGGATTATAACCTTGATTGTTTTGAATTGCTTTCTGAAAAAGAGATGAAAGTTGCTGGTTTACTTTGGTTTTGTTATGGTGTTTAATATAGAAGGAAATAGCTTATGATTAAGAAAGAAGATATTAAGGTTGGCTCTATCTTGCAGATTAGGAAGGTAGATTTGGAAGATATTACTAGTTCTGGGTTTATCGAGATTATAGACCCTAACAATATATATGACTCATTTGCCATTGAAGTCATTGATATGGCTGATGGAGTGTGTGTAATATCATGTACTAAAAGAAATGAATCCATTGGTGTGGATGCGGATAAATTAGCGAAGGTTTCCGTCTTCGCAAACGAATCTGCAAACAAAAAGACGGAGCAAGTATCTCACCCATCCCATTACGCTTGGTTGAAGGATTTGTGCGGTGTTGAGCCTTTGGATATTTGCAGACATCTTGACTTCAATACAGGGAACGCTATCAAGTATCTCTTGCGCAAGGATAAGGTGGATGGCAACAAAACAAAGACCGAGAAGCGCATTGAGGACTTGCGTAAGGCGGTGTTTTATATCCAAGACGAAATAAAATTATTGGAGCATGGCACAGACTAAATACACTTGTAAGGATTGCGTATTGTTGAATGATGAAGATTCTGAGTTCCCATATTGCTTGGGCAAAGACTTATATACATACACAAATCCTGACGATGATGCTTGCGGAGACATTATTCCGCTGGTATATACGTGCAAGGATTGTTTCTTCTTCAAGGATGGGGTTTGCAATGACCCTAATGAGATTAGGTTTACTTCTGAGGAGAATCCATCTTGCACAGATTTCGAGTATAAGGAAATAAAAGTTGAACTTTAAAATATTGTTATCATGGCGTTACCATTTGGAAAGACTATCAAGACAAGACACTTCACCGTGCTGAAGTTCAGCAAGAGCTTGTCTAAGAAAGAAGTTGCTTCACTCAGAGAGGATATCCCTGCTGATATCAAGAAGCATTTACAGAGAGGCTCGCTGCCTTTCATTAAGATTGCTAACATTGCCGGAACATGGGGTATTGAATACTCTATCGGTACATCAATGTACGCTGCGCTCGATGAATGTGTTCCTGTGGCTGTAGGAGACCATTATGAGTTCTCCAAGGGTGATGGAAACATCATCGAGGCATTTGCCCAGCTTATGTATGCGGATACATCGTTGCCTGGCGATGCAGAATACACGGCAGGTAAGTTGAAGCTTCGTGATGAATACATTTCTCGTGAGGCTGCAAGAAGAAACGCTGCTGCCGACGAGGGTAAGACAGAAGAGCAGCTTCGCAAGGAGAGCGATGAGGCCGTACAGGAAGTCATCGACCGCGATAAGCACGCCGAGACTCTTCTTGAGATGGCAGAGCAGATTAAGAAGGAAGGAGGCAAGGATGAGTGATAAATTGCTTGAGGTCGTTCAAGACCATACTTCTCTAGTACAGGCACTCCAGTTCGTTTTAGAGGCCGCAGAGACGAAGAAACTGCCATCATACGGCATTCTTCCTACGTTTAACGACCCTCTTCTTGATGATCAGGTAATAACTGCGCTTGAGCTCATCACTGGAGAGAAGTATCCTGATTGAATTTATATTTTTCTTCTACTTTCATAATATAAAAGTGAGGGGTGGCATCTGTGAAGACACCACCCCTCGTAACCAATTAAACAGAATTACGAACAGCAGAACGAATCTGTGAACGTATATCTGCTTGCAAAGGTACTTGGTTTTGCAGAAATTCTAGTAAAACAAAGTTACTTTAACACGAATTTAACTATTTCTTCTTCTTTTGAAAGGTCGCCTGGCCATTTTTGAAGATAATACAGTCCTCGCAGCATCGAGGCATTGATAGAGGAATGTAGTAGTGGACCACATTATTTTCTGTATCAATTTCGTCCTGCTTAATCTTAGAGTAGTCGGCTATCATGGCAGTTGTCTTTTGCCACTCTGGAGAGCCAAACTTCTGCTTGCGCTGAGCGATAACGAGGTTTCTCAGAATCTCTTCCTTCGAGGTAGCCTTAATAAGTTCCTCCTGGGTGAGTTCATCGGCGTTCTCGTTCTTCGCTTTCTTGCCCTGAACCTCTGCTATTCTCTTCTGGACGGACTCTTGGGCTTCTAGCTTGTTCATCTCGTTTTCGAGGAATGATTTCTCCCACACACCTATTCCTTCTCCCTGAAATGCGATGGCCCAGCTGTCACGGACGGACATGCCAGAACCGCGGAGACTGGCGTAGATGTAATAGCGAGGGTCTTTCATCTTGAGAGCCTTCGCCTTCTTGTATGTATCGACGGATAACGTGTATCCTTTTGTTTCTTCAATCATAATCTTGATATTTAAAAGTTCAACGTTTGCTGCCTGCGGTGTTCTCTCCATACATTGATAGACTTGCCGTATATCCAATAGTCGAACACTTCTTCCGACGACAATCCTTCGTCTATCATCCTTCCGCTAGCCTGGATATCCTTGATGGCCTTAATCCAACTATTATAGATATGCGGATAGCGTTTGCAGTCGGCGAGTTTCTGCTTATAGTTGTGCATAGGGCAGCACAGGCAGCCAATCCTATAGTAGCCCTCGTCGTACAGCTTGCAATGCTTAATACCGAGTGTGTTCAAGAATAGCCATACATCATCATCTGTCCACTCTATGATTGGAGAGATTAAGAGCGATTCGTAGCCTCTGATGCAGCCGATGGTACGCTCATCACTGGCATTGGTGATGTTAATCTCGTGGATGCCCCACCGGGTTGGACGGCCACGCTTCTGACTGTTCCTTTTATCACGGAACTCGTCAAGACCTTCAAGAGAGCCGCTGTACTTATGGTTGGTAATCTCGACCTCACTCCTACCCGAACGCTGTCTGCTTTCTGCGTGACGGATTCCGATGAGGACAACATTGCCTGCGCCGATACCTTCTTTATAGACTCGACAGCACCATCGTATCAGTCTTGTCGGAAGCATGCCTTCCTTACGGGCCTGGTTATAGATGCTGATTTTCGGCTTTATCATATCTACGTCCGGATAGTGCTTGCGGCAGAACTTGATTACTTCTGGTGGATCGACGGACGTAAGCCCCATGTGAGACTTGAACTTCACGCCTGCAATCTTGGCAATGTGATAAAGACACTGACTATCCTTGCCTGAACTGAACGATAGATAGAAGCCTTCGTTAGGCGAGTATGCCAGTGCAAGCTTCTCCGCCTTTCTCAGCAGCTCTACAGAGTGCTTTATCTTCTCCTGGAAGTCTTTCTGGAACTTCGGAAGAATCTCTTCTAAAGTAAAATTTAATTCAGAATTTATCATATCATTTCTTTTTACTATCTTTGAATACAAATAAAGTGTAACAACAACACGAAACGTGGAACGGTGGATATGGGTCTTTGAAAGAATGGATACCGGCATCAGCTTCGCTTTGACAGATAACGCAAGGGTAACTGCTCCCTCTCTTGACGTAGAACCCGATAGCCTTGTTCTCCTGCCCATACTCCTGCTCTGCCTGTCCCCACGCCAAAGCAATCACCTGAGAAGCATTTCTTACGATATTCTGATAGGCATTTCTGTAATATCCTTTTCCGTAAGAAGGAACATCGATGTTGATATCCTTTCTCTTCGCCTTGGTGATGACTGATGTGTGATATGGGTCTTTATAGCCTGTGCGGATGGAAGACAGGAGCTGCTGGTCTGAATATCCCATCAAGGTTCCTGCCTTGATCATCCTCACAATATCTTCCGCAAAGTTTCCGAGATAGACAGCGTTTCTTTCAGATGTCGTCTTTCCGTAGATGTCGCTGACGAGAAATGATTCTATATTCTCGCTGTCAATCCCGAGAATCTTGCACGAAGCCTTGGAGTAAGCAGAGATGTAGCTATTGATACTCTCCTCGGCCTCAGCAGTAACATTCTTGGCGTAAGAGAGCAGGGCTGACTCGTCTGTGAGCCTGCCCGCACCTCTGTATCGCTTACTTGCGGTAATTATTTTCTGTGTCGATTTCCAGAGAATATCTGCAACATGGTCCTCGCAGTTTCGGATTGCCTGCAAGCGCTTTCTGCTGTAATCGACAGAACGTTTTAACTCATCCATATGCTATTAATTCTTCTTGTTGAATTCGTCCCAATGTGACTCCCCTAACCTGTTGCCGTTGGAATCGGTGTTAAATTTATTGGGGCGCCCACGCTTTCTTCCGTTACCGGTATTTACTGTGGCTGAGTATCCGTTAATCTGAGCTGTAGCTTTCTGCTCCTCGATTGCATTCTCTGTTTCGTTATCCGCACGCTGAATATCCATAAGAAGGTCTTGCTGGTCCTCCTCTTTCTTCTCTCGCATGATACGCTCATATTCAGCTGTCTTAGGGAAGTCAGGGCAGCGTTCTGAAGCCGTCTGCTTAGAGAGAAATCCGTTCTGAACCGCAGTGGCAATATTTGTAATTTGTTCTGTTTTATTACTATGAACATACGGACTTATCCACGCGTTGATTGGAAGCCCAGACATTGTAGCGACGCAGTTTTCATCAGTACCGATGCCGAACTGACAGATGCGGAGAATCTTATCCAGGAATGGCTGTAACTCCTGTGCGTCGTTCATTGCAACCTCCAGTGCAGGAGAATAGAGAAGCTTGATGGCTACACCTGGGAGGTCACCGGACTTCAACTCAGGTGGCTTCACGGTGAATGACAGCTCATAGATGAGGTCATACGACTTGTTGAGCTGTGTAGCGAAGGCATCAGAGGCATCCGTTCCATTCAAGAATTCAGCCTTGCCGTTAGTGTCCGTAATCATGATTGTCTTCGCAGAGCCGGTCATATCGTCGCCGGTTATAGAAATATCCTCACCATCGCCAGTGAGCGTAAGGATTGGGAAAGCGTACGCCTTATTATTCTCGCAGAGATATGAGAATGCCTCCTCGTAGTCCTCGATGTTCTTCTGAACCATAAACCAGCAAGGTCCGTTTTCGTTACGTGCATAAGCTACCGGTACGAATTGGAAGCCGTGGTCCTTCTCTTCAATTAGGGTGTAGTCATCAATTCCGAAAATCCTTGCAATCTTCGTCATTACCTCTTTCACCTTTCCAGACTTGGCAGCCTTCTTGAAACGGTAGAACTTCCGGTTATCCCAAGCCTCGACATATTCGGTCTTCTCGTTGCCCTCATCGTCGTAGTCGTAGTACTTCCTGGCAAAGCACAAAAGGTCGCCAGTGAGTGAATCGACGTGAGGGTACAGGATATCTCCTCGATCATAAGAGAGTGTTCGTGTGCAGAATTTCTTCTTTTCATCGAAGAAGCCGACGATTGCACATTCTGCAACCTTCAGATATGCACTTACGGCTTCAAAGAAGCGAATCTCCATATCGTGCATAAGCCAGCCCTTCTTGAATACATCGAGGGTCTTCTGATTCTCCTCTACCTTCTTCTCGTTCTCGTAGTCATCACCATCAGCAAGCTCGAACTGAACATCGTTGCCGGTTAAGTGCAGCAGATGCTTCGTGTGGATGAGCTGCTGGAACGCAAAGGCTGTACGCTGAATCTTCTGGCAGTACCACCTGTTATTCTCAGGGTTCAGCTTCCAGATGTCCGGGTATTCCTTCTCGTCCATTATTCTGTGTGCAGATGGATAGTACTCACGCAAGAAGTCTGCCTGCGTCTTGATGCGGCGATACATGGTATCGTCTGGCATCGTTCCGTCGTAATAGTCGGGAACGACATCGCTTACAGTCGAGTGCTTCATGTACCCAGCAGGAGTAAGCTCGTAGAATGGTTTCCTTACGAGCAGCTCCCTTACATTATTTACCTTGATAGCATCCATAATCCTTTTACCTTTTTATTTTTCTTTTTTGTTAAACTGAATATCATTACATAGAACCAAGATTCAAAGAAGTCAGGCGAGTGCCCGACATATTTCTTGGCAATCTTCTTAGGTAATAGCTTGAATCCCCTATCATCGCTATTCTCGTCACGTCTGAGCATCTTACGCTCCTTCTGAAGAATCTGTCTGAGAGGGACCTTGTCAAATCCGTTTCCTGAATACTTTCTTTCGAGTAGGGACGAGTCGATGGAAATCTGCTTCTCCTTTATCATCTTATAGAATAACCAAGCACACTGAGACTTCAAATCCTTATAGAGGTATTTGATTCCTTCTTCTTCCTGATGATTCCTAGCGATAGGTGCTGCCTGGTTGTTAAATGGGACGGCATCCTTGAAGAATCCCTTAAAGTACTGACCGATACCCTGCATATCGTAAGTGAAGTTACATTCCTCGACACCCCACTCTCTCAGCTTGGCCTCAACTACCGAAACGAGTGTCTTAGGGTCCAGCCTCAGAACAACCAAGTCTTTACAATGCCATCCTTCCCAAAGCCACATTACGAAGTTATCGCCTCCGGTGAATGCGATATCGGCAGAGGCTCTACGTTTTCCGTCTCCGATTTGTTCCGCATTGTCGTAGATTTCATCAAGGTCTTCCATCTTGATCATGTCATCTCCGGCAGCTTTCCAGTTCCAGTTAGCTTCCAGGTCTCGCATACGCTGTTCCTCATCCTGTTGGGCAAGGTTGGCGAGATATGAGGCATCGGTAGAGATAAGCTTAATGTTCTCTGATACGTCAGCGCGAACGAATGTTGCCGACTTGATGAACATTTCGAGCTTTGTATAACCAAGTTCCTCATAGCTATCCTTCCAAAGGCTATCGATAATGCCCTTGCACTGTTCGTATACCTCTTCTCTTGTGTTACCCCAGTAGATAGAGTCCGGTGTATCACCATCCATGAAGCAGTAGCGGATAACTCCATCTCGCTCCGGTATAATGTATCCATTCTCGTCAACCCACCAGTCGATGAACTTTCGCACCCATGATTCCGGGTCAGGGTTACAGGTAATCCAGAATCGGTTTCGTATGTGAGCTGCGTTTCGGTTGTTAGTCAAGAGGTACTTGAACTTCTTGTATGGACACTGAGTACCCTCATCGATGCAGACATAGGCATACTGGCGACCCTGGAATCGTGTCTTGAAGTCCTGATAGGCTCCAGCATAGTACGAGAATTTGAGCCATCCTCCGTTATCGAAGTTCCAGGTCATATCATTTTGTGACTTATTGTAAGTTCCAAATTGGGAGAACAATTTATAAGAGTCTGTCACTAAGGACTGTAAGTCGTCTTTTTCGTTACGAAGAATTGTTGCATGAAAATCTGGATTTTTAATATCCTTCAGAACTTCCATTAGGGAAGAGAACGATTTGGAGTTGTGAGTGACGATGAAGTCTTCCACCATAAACAGAGAGTTTGTGTTGTTCACTGCAATACAGCAGCACTCCTTCTCTCCTACATATTCAAAATCAACAATCCTTCTTCCCAGTTCGCTTACGCCGCCATTGTACTCGGTACAAAGCGCCTTCTTACGTGGAAGACGGAATAAACGTTCTGACTGATTAATTCTGATGTAAATATCATAATAATCGCTTGCCTCTATACGCTCTCCATTCTTGGTATAGTGGTTCTCGTACTTATTTATAGTGGCAAGGCCTCCAAGGCTGTTTACTAAAAACTTAACGTCTTTAGCAAGCTGCTCACTGACTGTCGCAAACGTACAATGCCCACGCTTATCCACAGTACCATCGGTATCCATAAGTCCTTGAAGGATAGCCCACCTTGTCTCTATAGAGCCAAACTTATAGAAATCGGGAACAGACTTATTGAAAGCGTCGCAGCCGTAAAGCTTTAAACCCTCAAGATCATTACGTAATCTCTCATCCTTGATTCTGTAATCACAAGCTATACTGCCTTGTTTTTGTGCATAGTTAGTCATATCGATGCCAGCACTCTCAAACTCTCTCACGATATCTTCGTCTGAGCTACAGAGCATGGCATCATAACTTCCATTCTTTATATTTGCGGTTATACATCCATCTCCAAGTATGGCGCCCATAACATAAGGTGAACTCGTTGGTTTGTAATGACGATTTCCCCAAGAGCGAGTAAACTTTACAGGCTCACACAAAGGTATGAGTAACTTGCTATTTTTAATCTCGCCAGTCTTCAGCTTTGCGAGGTGGTCAACAACCATCTGGGTGGTCCATACCCTATAATCATCATTGATAGATAACCCATTAATGATTCTCTTCTTACTTCTATAGCAAGTCTTACGTACATTCCAGAGGTGGTCGTATGATGCAATAACTTCAGACCCATCGACAAACTTTAGTTTGTAAGCAGGAAGTTTGCCGTGGTCTTTGCGATATACAACACGCTGCATTCCACCATCAGTTCCACTGATGATGTCACCTGCCTTTAAATCCCCGATACGCCTATAACCAAATGGGGTAACAACCTTGGTATCGACAAGAAGTGGTCCGCCTCGCGAACCGCCAACTATCTTAATATCAGCGTCTATAGACAGCATGCGTTCCTGGCCGCCACGCTGAGCTATAATCTTCAGCTTGTCGGGATGTTTCTTATCGGCGTCTCTTAATGATTGGATATACTCTTGAGTATAAATAGGCTCTCCGTTATCCAATTTTAATCCTGAAAATACATCTTTCTGCATAAATATACATTTAATACTGCAAAAATATACAATTTTTCTTTGGTAATTGCATATTTATTCATATATTTGCAAAATAAAAGGTATATTTATACGTTTTCGAGGTGGAGGGACCACTTTCGGGATAACATTTTAAATCAACAAACAACATGACAAGAGAGGAACTCTTAGCATTAGTGAACAAGGAGGTTGACACCACCAAGTTCAAAGAACTTAGCCAAAAGACCATCAATGAGGAACTTGATGATGTTTTGGAAGATTTCGGTGATGACGAGGAAGCAAATTCCAAGTTGGTTACCAAGTTAGCAAACCGTCTGAAGCGTATCAACGGCAACTTGCACAAGAATATCTCTGACGAGGTAAAGAAGAGCAAGGAGGAGGCTGAACGCAAGAAGAAGGAAGAGGAAGAGGAGCGCAAGCGTAAGGAGGCTGACAAGGATGACGATCCTGACGACAAATACTCCAAGCTGCTTAAGAAACTTGAAGCTCTCGAAAAGGCTAACGCAGAAAGAGACAAGAAGGCTGCAAGGAAGGCAACCATCGAGTCTGTAAAGGCAGGTTTGAAGGATAAGTTCGACAAGGCAAACCTTGAAATGAAGAACTACTTCCTCAATGCTGCAATCGCAAAGCTGGAGATTCCGGACGAAGATGTCGACATCGACGAGCTGGTTTCTAAGGCTGAGAAAATCTACACCGCAGAGTACAAAGAGGCTACCGGTGAAAACGGTATTCCTGCAAAAGGCAGTCGCACGTCTAGCGGAGGCACGTCCACAGATGATGACAAGTTTATGGAAGAAGTGGCCGAGCGTCGAAAGAAGAGATTCGGCGGTGGAGACAAGAAGTAATTTCAGGATAACAATTTTAAAAAGGTAAAAAGATTATGGACAACACTTCTATTTCCTACATGGAACAGATGGGTACTCGTGGTATGCTGAACCACGGTGCGACCATCATTCAGACAGAAGGTAAGGTCGGCGGAACCCGATATGTGTTTGCCGGTCTTGAGGCACTTATCAAGAATGCCTTCGTTCACCCACCTATTGGTGGTAAGCTTGTCAACCCATTCAAGGGTCAGGCTAAGATTTATGCCGGTGACTTGATCGAGCACGATCTTGGCTTTACAGCAGGCAACGAAGGTCCTGGTGCTACCATTAAGATTCTGAAGGCCTACGGCGTGGCAAAGGCTACTGCTGCGCCTACAGACACAGACATCTACATCGTTCGTAACGGCTTCGTTCACATCCCGTTCCCTGGCGACACCATCATGATCGGCCAGAAGGACTTCAAGACCAAGGCAAAGGGTGTGACTGTTTCTGCCGTTGAGGCTATGACTGATGAAACCGCAGGTGACGTTTGGAAGGTTACTCTTTCTGCTGCTCTCGGTGCATTGAAGGTAGGTGACGTATTGGTTGAGGCTGCAAGTGCAGGCGAATCCGTATTGCCTATGGTAACCAACCCTAACTGCTTTGCTCCGAGCGACAATGACTTCCCATATTTCGATGCCGGCGGCGACAAGTACCACAAGCCTCGCACAAACGTCAACTTCTGTATGTTGAATCCAGACTGCGTTATGTGGCTTGACCGTATGGGTCCTGTTCCTCCTGCTGTCAAGGCGATGAACAAGTCACTCTACCCAGAGTTCTGGCATATTTAACCTATTGTCTAACGTAAAAAGATTGATTCAGGATTATGGCAAAAATTGATATTGGTGTCGAGCAGCTTGCGAAGTTCTTCACTGGTAAGGGTAACAACACCTACCTTCAGAAGTTCGTCAATCGTGACGGCGTACTTCGCTGTAACAACGGCTGGTATCTGACACAGGGTGACATTGATCCAAATCTCACCCCTACATCTAACAATGGTGATGCAACCTTCAAGGTTCGCACACGTACATTGAACCCTGCAACCTTGATGAACCTCCGTGCTCCTCTCGGCGAGGGCTATCAGAACGACCACGAGGGTATTGAGTGGTACACCGCTTCTATCCCAGACTTCGCTGCTGACGGCTTCCGTGAGACTGCGACAGAGCGTTACCACAAGATGAAGCTTCTCCAGGATGAGTTCGGCAACGACGCTGACCTGGTTGATGCTTACCTCGACAAGGTACAGGTATTGTATGACTCACTCGACATGACTATGACATACATGTCAGCCCAGTTGAGTTCGACCGGTTTCATCGACTACGACAAGATTGGTCGTGGTATCCAGGAGCCTCTGTATGACGCAAAGGTTCCAAAGAAGAACTTCAAAAAGGCGGGTACGCTTGCCTGGAACGATCCAAGCTGCGACTTGCTTGAGCAGATGCGCAAGTTTGAGGAGGATTGGCGCAAGGAGAACATCGAGTACCGCAGTGTACCTCTCGTATGGCAGATGACCAAGAACGACTACAATAACGTATTCTTGAAGAACAAGCAGATTGCTGAGTTGTACAAGAGCTGGGCGAACGCTAACTTTGTGGCAGTTTTGCAAAACTACGGTCCAAACAACGCAATGTTCTTGAAGTCTGTTGTTGACCTCAACGGTCTTTCTCCTATCGAGATTGTTGATGAGGTTGAGCACAACAAGCGCTTCGATGGCACAGTTACAGAGATTCGTGGTTGGGCAGACGGAACAGTCGTTCTTCGCCCTGCTGGCAAGCCTTTGCGTTTCATGCGCAAGGAAATTCTCGATAAGCGAATTTTCGACACTCTCGGTAACAAGCTCGTGGATGTTGCTTGGGCACAGACCAACAACCGCCTCGGTTTGCTTCGTAACATGGTCACAGCGAACGGTATGTTCCAGGAGTTCAAGACAGACTTGTTCCTCGCTTCTGTTCCTGCCATGCTCGATTCTCCTTACCGTTGGATTATCGACATTACCAAGAAGGGTTAATTCTTTAACGTAACTAGATTGTATGACTATGGATTCGGAGATGAACATTTACACTGTGAACGACTACCTTATTAATAAGGTGAAGTTCGAGATGCCGATGAAGGCACTGCTGGGCATTATGCACGACAGGGAACTTGAAAATGGCATCGACCTCGAAGCCTGCGACAAGGACAAGGTAAGACTTGCCTATGCCGACATGCTGAAATGGTTTGTTCTTGGTCCGAGCAAGGTGAACAACACCTCCGACTCCGATAACGGATGGACTCATTCGGGAGGTGGCTACGATATGTCGGACAACGACAGGAGCGAGATGAAGGCAGAGGCTAATGCTATCTATGCGGAGCTGGAGCCTGGTTCGATGCTCAAGAAGAAGTCCACCTTCCGGGTGACCTCCCACGGAGTAAAGAGGGCGAATTATTCTCCTTGGGGAGAACCTCTCCCTCACATCATCAAATAAGGCGTATGGAAAAGGAAAACATCAGAAACCCAAGATATCCTCACATCATCAAGATCGTGAGGAAGGTCGTCGGAAAAGCCGACCCTGATGACCCGTTTGCCGATGATGATGCTCCGGTTGGTGAGGACAAGGAAATCATTCTCTACTATGGCGAAGGCCGCAGCTATACCGATACCACTACAGAGGGAGACAAGAACGTCGATCAGAACAAGAGGAAGGCATCGATTCCTGTCAGATATGACGAATGGGATGCTGACAGATGTCCTCTTGACGGCGACACCATCTACTCCACTGTCGGCAACAACACCGAGGTAGGTATGGTTAAGGACTGCGAGCCGGATAATAACAGGACTGTTGTATATTGGAATTTGACAAGGGTTTAGATTATGACAAGTTTATCAGGTCAGTTTTTACAGGTCGAGAAGAAAATTCGTCAGATGGCTGTAGAAAAGATGCAGCAGAAGATGGATCATGCGGCTGAAATGACAATGAAGGCTGCCGACAAGTCTCGCAACTATGATGACGTAACCGGTAACTTGTACAAGTCAACCGCCATCGGTACATATTACAACGGCTCATTGCAGTCAATTCATTATGCTCCTGGTCCAGAGCCAACCCGAGTAACCCTTGCTGCTGGAGAGAGATACAACCTCGAAAAGTATTATCGCAGTTCGTTCTCCTTCAAAGACAGCGGACGGAGACCTTTCAAGGGTGAATATGGAGAAGGTGGCGAATATGGTCCGAACGCTGCGTGGGATGAACTTGTTTCAAGGGAACACAACAAAGGAAAGTACGATGCTACATGGCAGATGCTTCTAGTTGCCGGCGTGGATTACGCTAAGTTTGTCGAGGTAAAGAGAGGTCACGACGTAATTACCTCTCTCAGAGAATATTTGGTTAGATACTTTAGATCGATGTAAGATATGGTTAGTATTAAGACTCTATATTTCGATGTCGGTAATGCAATGAAGGGGATTTGCGACAAGCTCTACTCCCGGAGCCGACCAAAAGCAGTTGATACGAAAATCAATAGCTACATCGTGGTATACTTTCCATCTAGTATCTACAATAACGAGATGAACTCAAGTGGAGTTTACAATGATTTCACCACTATAGCTCAAATCGAATTGTATGTGCGCGATAAGAATTCGGCAAGCAACCCGCACACACTTGATGTATCTAGCGTTGACGAGAAAGTCCAGGAGATTATGGACAGATTTCCAATCTCCACAAAAAATCTCATTGTTTCAAATCCTCGTATAACACTACAGACAGACGACGGAGCAGGTTTTTCCGTGACGATCATACAAGGAAGGTTACGTACTAAATAAGTATTCAGGTATAACAATTTAAAATATTTTAGATTATGGCTATGACAACTATTGACAAGATGAAGGACATTTTCAATGGTCCTAAAACTCTGCTCTACTCAAAGGCTATTACCGATTTGAACAAGGCTACAGTTGACATTACCCCAGATGTTGAGCTTCCTGTTACCGTTGACTCGCTGAAGGCGACTATGGATGACCCAACCATCAACCACTACAAGGTTATCGGTCTTGCAGGCGACTGGGCAACTACAGCAGAGCTCGGCGACTTCAATGTAGAGTTCGTTGTTCCATCAAAGGCAAAGGACCTGCTGAAAATTATGTTCGGCGAGGATGCAATCACAGAGCTAACCAAGGTTACACTGAAGGGTACAGGTGACGCCACCCTCGACGCTTCTACCGGCTTTACAGGTATCGCTGTTGAGCCTAAGAAGTTCAAGATCAAGGGTACTATCGTTATCGTTGACGATGAGAAGGAAAACCTCATGGTTATCACCAACATCGCTCTCTACGCTACCTTGCAGTGGGATAACTCTGGTACTGAGCCTGTCGCGTTCAAGTTCTCTGGTTCTATCGAGGGTGCAGGTAAGCGTAGCATCGCTTGGCTTACTAAGGCTCCAGCTGGTGTGGAACCAGGCATTGGCGGTTAATCAAGAGAAAAAAGCTTCTTTAGGTAATTATATTCAGGATAACAAACCGTAGGGCGGCAGGCTAATCAACAGCCGTGCCGCCCTACTTCATTTAATAGCATACAATCATGGCAGAAGAAAAGAAAATAGAGCAGCCTTCGGTGGATTTGCAGGAGTTGCTAGACAGCGTGCTGCACGACGAGCCTACCGAGTTCGTGTTCAGAGGAAAGAAGCACAAGCTCGGCTGGCTTCGCAAGGGAACCATGAGCAAGTGTTCCCACATCAGGGCAAAGGAGAAGAATGAATGGAAACGCAACGTCAAGATTTGTGTCTGCATTCTCCTCAACAACATCTGGAAGATTCGATTCCTGTATTGGATCTACTGGCGCTGGCTCTACTACATCAAGGATGTGGACGTGGCCGAGGTGCTGAGGGTCCTCGATGTTTCTAAAAAAAAAATTCCATCGAACGCATTCTCACTGGCTACCATATTAGCGACCGGGATGACGGACGTGATGATGACGATGACGAGGAGCGAAGTAGAAGCTATCCAAGCAGAACAAGCTGGGGAGCAGCCTTCTCACTAGCGGAGAAGTTCGGTTTCCTCTTTCAGCACAAGTACTTTATCGCGGCCTACGACTACTGGTGGGGCTATTCATCGGCACAGATTGACCTTATGGTTGCTGACCAGCCTCTTGTCGTCTATCCTAAGACGAAGAAGGAAGGTGGTCCGAAGAAGCACACCAAGAAGGAGATGGATGACCTCTACGACAGGTGGATGGAGAAAAAGAAGAAAGAAGGAAGTCTTGTCGGCGAGAAAATAAATCTTGCTGATTACTTAAACAATAAACTCTAATTTTAAAATATTCAGGATATGGCAGGTGGAAATATGGGAGACCTCAGTTTCTCGCTCACTCTTAAATCGAGAATTGAAGAGGAAACCAAAAAGATTACCAAAGAATTAAACAAGATTGATGCTACTGGTAAGCAGGCACAGAATGCTTTGGAAGCAATATCCGAAGCAACAAAAGGTATTGGAGATAAGGGAGGTCGTAGTTTTGAAAAGCTAAACAACTTCGTTAAAGAATTACGTCGTAACATTGGTGTATTTTCAAGCGAAGATTTCTTTAGTCCGAAAAAACTCCAGCAGTTGGAGTCTGTCCAGGACGGGTTGTATAAAATAGGTCGCATACTCGGAGAGGTGTCTAAGGAAGGTGCTGGATTCAACATATTCCCTAACAGCGTTGCAACTGAGGCAAACAGGGCAGAGAGAGAACTTTATAAGTTATCTTCTATTATTGACGAAATCAACAAACGCCATGGTGAAGGCATACAGATGTTTGGAGTCGATTCAACGAACAACATACGTCAGTCGTTGTCAGAGCTGTCTAAATACAGAACTGAGTTAGAACAGATCAGGAATAACAGAGGTATTCATCCTATCACAGGACTCACAGCAACTGATGTCGTAAAGAGTTCCGGGTATCTTAATGCTATAGATAAAGCAAATACTTATGCAAAGGTTATAAAGGACGCAGCACGCGAGGCAAAAGAGGCAGAGAGGCAACGCCAGAATGATTTGAAGAACACGGAGCGTCGGTATGATTCTCTCGGAAATAAGGTTCGCCAGCTTCGCTCGGAATACAGCAGGGGCATCTCTATCGGTGCAGATGTGAGCAAGGCTGAAGCCGAGATTAACAGACTTCTTTCTTTAATGAGAGCCCTTATAAATATTAAGGGAAGACTTAATTCAGAAAACTGGAAGGATAGCCTCGGTTTGCTTGGTAATATTGGTAGTGGCCACGATACCACATTGGCTTCGAGAGTCCTTCAAGATCAGAAAGCAGTAAACCGAGAGGTTCAAAGAGGCATTGAGCTGGAGCAGAAGCGTCAGCAGGAGATTGCTCAGACGGCTGCAAAGGTTCAGTCTGATTTGGTCCGCGGCTTCGAGAGAGCCAACAGTCATGCAGGAAAGCTGAATTCAACCGTGCAGGATTTGAAGTCACTTTTCTTGCAGGGAGGTCTTGTGTTCGGCGCCCAGCAGTTCGCTATGAGCATCATCACAACTGGTGGTGAGATAGAGAAGCAGCATATCGCTCTCCAGTCCATCCTTGGTGATATGCAGAACGCGAACACAATGTTCAATCAGATTAAGGAACTCGCTCTTAATTCGCCATTTACATTCTCTGAATTGAACCGAGATGTTAAGCAATTGGCTGCGTATGGAGTTGAGTACGACAAGCTCTATGACACAACCAAGAGGCTTTCGGATATGTCTTCCGGTCTTGGTGTTAGCTTTGACCGTATCGCATTGGCATTTGGTCAGGTTCAGGCTCGTGGCTGGCTCGATGGTAAGGAACTCCGCCAGATTGCTTATGCAGGTATTCCTCTGCTTGAAAAGTTATCTGAGTTCTACTCTAAGCAAGAGGGCCGAAATGTCTCTACATCAGAGATTAAGACTCGTATATCAAGCAGAGATGTAAGTTTTGATGATGTGAAGTCTATCTTCTGGCAGATGACTGATGCAGGTGGTCAGTTCTATAATATGCAGCAGGTTCTGAGTGAAACTCTGCTCGGACGCTACAATAAACTGAAGGATGCCTGGGAAATCATGCTTGCCGACTTTGCTAATGGCAAGAATGTTATAGGTGGAACTTTCAAGGGTATTCTTGATGTTGTCACCAATCTCGTGCAGCAGATTCACGTCTTGGGTCCTGCTATGGTTGCGGCATTTGCAGGTCCAGCCCTTATGCGTGGAGTTAAGACCCTGGAAGGCGGCATAGGAAAGAGGATACTGAACTCTAAGGGAAATATTGCGAAAGAAGCAGAACTTAAGCTTTTGCGTGGAGAGAAAATAACTCCTGTAGAGAAACAGATTCTTCAGTACAAAAATCAGATTCGGATTCAGGATATTCAGGCACTCGCGAAGGCGAATGCGATAACAAAAGCCGAGCTCAGGCGATTGTATGTTACCGGTCAGATAACCAAGGAGATGTACAAGCAAGGTATGGCTCTCACCAAACAGGAGGGTCAGGTAAACAGAATCTCCCTTGGTGGAGTTCTGAAGGGATTGGCTAGCCCTAGTAAATGGGGAGCCGCAGGAGGCTTGCTTCTCGGAGGATTGAAATCAGGATTCAGTTCTATCATCGGTTTTCTTGGTGGTCTTCCAGGAATAGCTATATCTGCCGGATCTGCAATCTTTGCATACTACTGGGAGAAGCATCAGCAGTTGAAACAGGATATGGAGACTACGGCTGACGAACTGAAAGACAGGTACACTCAGATTGGCGAGTTCCTTCGCGATAACGATGCAGATAAAGCCATTAAGGACGGCGATGAGAAAGAGATAGAAAACCTCATTGACGCATATAAGGAAAAGCTTAAGGAGATTGCTCCAGAAAAGGAGAATGCTTTCACTATGAGCCTTCTTGAAAAGAAATCGAATGAGGACAGACTTAAGTATCTCAAAGAACAGCTCATTCTTCTCAAGCAGGTTGAGGAGAGTACTCAGAAATCTCTTTCGGACGAGGGTACATACAAGGGATTCGACGAGAAACTGTCTTCTGCAAAGGAGATAGCAGAAGCATACTCTTCAGCATCCGCAAAGGCGAATATGATTAATGCCACCCAATCCGACTTCGCTAGCTTCAACTCCTGGGAGGAAAAGTATAAGGATGAGGTGAAAGCCATGCGCGATTATCTCATTGATGAGCTTGGAGATATTAGCAACAGCCCGAAGTTGCAGGGTAAGGCTAACCAGATTCTTTCGTCATTCTTTGCAAAGCAGGGATGGAACCAGGATGTTTCTGATCAGTTCCGTGCTGACGTTCTTAATGCGATGGGTGTTGAAACTGGCTTCTACGAGAACAAATTCAAGGATGCTCTCGATAACGCAGTAAACACTTCGTTTCCCTGGATTGGTGACAAGATTCGCAACAACCAGGAATTGACAGATGCAGAGAAGGTACAGGTTTCAAACATGATGAAGGATGCTGCGGCTCAGGTTCAGAAAGACTATCCTTTTGCATCAGACGCATTGAAGCGAATGCTTGCGGCTGATAGATTCGAGGCTGTCATTCATCTCGTATTCAGGAACGATGACTCGGATCTCACTCAGCAGCTCGAAAAGAATCTCAAGGGTAGTGGTTACGACTACCATGAGAAGAACAAGTACGTCAAGAGCTGGGGAAAGGATGCCGGATACGACTACGATAAAGCAAAGAGCAACGCAGAGTCGGACATTACTTCTGCAAAAAAGGAACTCAACACCAGAAAGAAGATGCTTGCGCTGGGCAATCTTTCTCTCGATGAGTTTACACAGAAGCAGAAGGAGTACGAACTTAAGATGCAGGCTTATCATGATAACTGGGGCGAATGGTTTACTGGTGACGACAAGAAGAAAAACAAGAAAACCGGTGGCCGTAGGTCAACAGGCGCGCAGACAGATAAGGCTCTTGAAGATTTGAGGAAGCGCATCGACTTATACAAGAAGATGTATGCTGAAATCAAGAAGTTTAAGGAGCTTTATGGAGAAGGTGCTCTTGGTCAGCTTGCTAATGACGGAGAGTTTGAGGCTATATTCAATGATAAAAAGAGATTCCCTATCTCCGACTACACCAATTATGAGACCTCTATTAAAGAACTCTTGAAGACTCTCCCGGCATCAACAAGGGAGAGACTGGACTATGCTGCAAACGAGAAGGCTGGCATTCAAACTGAAAACCGAAAACTTCTCGAAGACCAGCGCAGAGACGAACTGAATGTACTCAATAAGCAACTTGATACTATATCTGAGCAGTATGAGACATACAAGAAGATATATGAGCTGACAGGAAACAAGAAGGGTTCAGAAAACATAGCTTTCGGAGGAACTGTCCAGTTTGATACATACAAGAGGTTCCTGGAGGAGCAGCTCGATATTGCGGTAAAGCACGACAACGTTCAGTCCGGCCTTAACTTGACTACGGACGAGGTTAAGGGAATGAGTCTTGAAAATGTCAAGGATAAATATGGCGATGAGACTCGTGTTTACGATATCCGCAAGAAACTGGAAGACGAGAACAACAAGATCAAGAAGGAGACCATCGACCTGATGACTAGTCTTATTGAAAAGAATGCAACCATCGCCCAACAGATTGAGGATGAAAACCGTAAATACGAGAGACAGCTTGAACTCATCAAGGGTATCGAAGACCCACAGATGAGAGACAGAGCCAAGGCAGGAGCCACAAAGACTCACAACGAGAATGTGGCAAAGCTTCAGTTCGATCAGTTCAAGCAGGAGTCTGACTGGATTGCTATCTTTGATGACCTTGACAGGGTGGCTTCCGCTACAATAGACTCAATGATTGAGAAGATTGACCAGTTCTCAATGACTACCGGTTTGTCTGTAGAATCTATCAAACAGTTGAGGGACGCTTTGGATAAGCTCAGAAATGAGCAGATTAGCAGAAACCCGTTCGGCTTCATCTTCGGAGGGGTGAATCGCGGTAAGGCTATCGGAAAGTTCATAAATGAGCGTCTTGGCGGTATGGACGATACTGCGAAGATATTCATCAGCAAGGAGGATGCTTCGAGACTTGGAATAGCTGGCGGCGTAAGAACCAAGGCGAGTCTGAAGAATGATCAGCAGTCAGCATACGCCGACTCGTCTAAGGCCATCTCTGAACTTGCGACAAAGATGCAGGCGCTCAATACGGTTCTTGACCCGGTAATCAATCTGTTCAAGGCTATGGGTGAAGAGGATTCAATCCTTGGTCAAATTGTAGGTGGAGCATCAGGCGCATTCTCTTCGGCAGCAAGTACAGCTGGAGCGGTAGCCACTCTTGGCGAGATGAAGAATTTCGGGTTCCTCAAAGGTGCTGGTCCATACGCAGCAGCCGCTTCCGCAGCGTTGAGCATTGGCGGCTCGCTAATCAAGGCGTTCGGTGCAGACTACAGCAGCTACAACAAGGCGAAGGCTGAGTACGACAACCTGACCTCAATTTGGGATTCTCTCATCTCCAAGAAGACTGAGTACATGAACATCCATTGGGGTACAGAGGCTACAGAGGCATCCAAGGAAGCTCAGGAAATGCTTAAGGCGGAGATTGAGCAGACCAAGGTTATCGCCCAGAAGAGGCTCAATTCTGGTGCTTCTGCCGGATCTCATTCTATTTGGTATCGAATGTGGAAGGGTTCGTACAAGTACAATGGTCAGAATTGGCGTGATGTAGCAGGAGAAATTTCTTCAAAGTACGGAGTTCAGTTCAATGGAATGGAGGATATGCTCAATATGGACGCCGATACTCTTTCAAAGATAAAAAAGGATTATACCGGTCTTTGGGCTAGTATGGACTCTGAGTTCAGGGATTACCTGGAAAAGCTCATTCAGTACGGAGAGAAGGCTGATGACATGATTGAGGCTCTTACAGAGAAGCTTACCGGCAACAAGTTCTCCGACCTAGTGTCTTCTTGGGGAGATGCTATGGCTACGATGGCAAACACGTCAGACAATCTCGTTGACCATTTCGAGGAAAATCTGAAGAAGACCATCTTGAACTCAATGATTGAGAATAAATATGGAGACAAGATTAAGGCTCTTTTGAAGAAGACTCAGGGGTACGCAGATAATGGTGACAAGATTAAGGATTCCAACGGAAATGTAATTTCAGAATACACAGGAGCCGAGTATGCCGACGTAAAGAACAGCGCAGATGAGCTCTCAAAGCAAATCGAGGCAACGAGAGATTACCTTAAGAAAACTTACGGATGGTCAGATAATAGCAGTTCTTCTTCTAGAAATTCCATTAAGAGTATTACGGAGGAGACAGGAGACTTGATTGCCTCATACCTCAATGCAATTAGGCTCGATTGCTCTGTCATGAGAACAGAACAAGCTAAGTACTATCCGGAGATGAGCGAGATTGCGAAGTCGCAGTTGTCGCAGCTTAATGCGATTGCTCGTAACACGTTACGAAATGCTGATGCAGCCGAGAGGATTGACGCTACTGTTTCTGAATTGAACGACAACTTCAATAGAGTTCTTAACGGAACAAAATCATTGAAGATGAAGTAATAATCGGGGGCGCGGATCTATATTCGTGCCCTTGTATATTTATGCGTTTTTAATTGAATATTTCTTGCATATTTATTCTATTTTTCGTATATTTGCAATTATAAAAAGTTGATTTAAGGTATGAAAGATTATTTCAGGATATACATGCAGAAGGAAGGCGATGGGAACGAGGTGAAGGACTCCATCGCCGACTTCGGTATGTACGTCAGCGAGAGTCCGTTCAAGCCTTGTGATTCTGTCAAGGAACCACCGAAAAGGGAGTGGCACGATGAGCATGGTGATGACGAATATATCGGAAAGGATGGACTTTATATGGCAGCATACGAGAACAAGGTCAAGTTTATGTTCCACGGCGAGGCTTTCGGCGCTAACGAGAAATGTAAGGCTTTTATTGATTACATCCGCAAGTCAGGCATGATGAAGATGTATTGCGACTTCAATAGAATCGGAAGACAGCATGTAAGACTTAAGGATATTGATCCAAACCTATATAGGGATCCGGATAACGAGGACTTGCTAGTCCTCTCTATTACTTTCAAGTTTAACGACCCTGTTACTGATATTAAGCCGATTAAGGATACACAGGGCAATATTTCAAATTTAGTATAGCATACAGATGAGCGCTTGGAATATTTATCATAAGGATGGCTCGAAACTGACAGACGTTAACGAAGAGCAGATAACCGTTCATGGATTGGAATACTCCGATTCTTGGATGGGTGAGTGCTTCGTGACTATCAATTTCAAGCATGAAGTGCCTATCAACTTCCAGATAGGCGACTATATTGTCTATCGTGGCGAGCGATTCGAGCTCAACTACGAGCCGGGCAAAGATAAGCAGGCAAGACCTGACACCTACGGTGAGGGCTTCGTGTATGACAGCGTAAAGTTCAACGCATTGCAGGACGAGCTTGCCAGGGCTGAGTTCCTTGATGTGGTATTGAACGATAACGAGCTTCACTACACTGCCCTACCGAAATTCCCATTCTATGTACAGACTTTGGATGATCTACTAGACAGGATCCAGGCGAACCTCGATGAGCAGATTGGTGCAGGTCTTTGGAAGATTTACTCTAGAAACATGGAACGTTCCGTGCAGCGTGGATGCCTCGCGAGCGACTGGCTGTCAATGTACGGCGAAGGAACAAGAGATAACGTCATCGAATCGATGTCTATCACAGTGGATTCACAGACCTGTTGGCAGGCCCTTGCGCTTGTGAACGAGAAGTGGGACATAAACTTCATAGTCAGAGGAAGAAACATCTATGTCGGTACTACCGGAATACAGGCAAACCATATCTTTAAGTACGGACTCGGCAATGGACTTTATGAGATTGTTCAGAACGCTGATTCCGACCAGAGTGTCGTTACAAGACTAAGAGCCTATGGTTCCGAGAAGAACCTTCCTTCTCATTACTATGCGGACCTCGGTGTCAAGTACGTGGCGAATATCACGAAAGTGGTTACAGCTAGCACAAATGTTGAGCTTGAACTGGATATCGATTATATCGAGACGTATTTCAAGAATCCGAGAAAGTATATTGTTTCTGGAGAAACTGGCGAGCAGTCTTCCGGTTGGGTACTTAAGGTTACATTTGATTTCAAGACTGAGATTACCGGTTATGTAACAAAGAAATACAATACCAATAAGTGTAGATTCTATTCGGAATACAAGGGAACGCAGGTAGATAGCGGTGATGAAGAGTCAAGGGAAAACCTTAACACTTTCATCGCTCAGGTTAAGGCAGGAAACACGAAGATGTATATCACATCCGGCCTCAACAATAAAAATGTTCCTTCGTCCATGAAGGAATATGCAGAGAATCTCCCGAACAATATGTCAATCAACAGGCTTATGCTGCCTGGATTTCCCCATGTATCGCTGAGTGACTTCTATGATTCACTCACGGATGAGGAGAAGAAGTACGTGAACCCTACCGGAAAACAACACAGATTCTCTACTGACCCGCATAGGCCATACATCGATTCCATCAACATCGATCAGATTGGTCTTCGTTCGGCATCGCAGTTCTTCGATACCGATGATAAGACGAATGGAGTCGTAGAAATCTACCCTACCATCGAAGAAATGGTTATCGGTGGTGTGCGTGTGGATGAGATTGACGAGGGTGTCGCTCCTGATGATGACGGCCGATATGATGGCGACCCTGGTCCGAATAATGTTGATATTTATCTCAGCAAAGCTGTTGATTTCGATATAAAAGATTTAGCGGACGACGATTTCTCAATCTCCATGAAAGATGGTATGTGTGGTGGTCGAACGTTCAAGGTAGCATCCTCAACCAAGGTCGATGGGAGATGGAGGCTCACTATCGAGCGAATCAAGGACGACGCTCTTGAGCTTTGGTTTCCATACAAGGACTACCCTATCAAGAAAGGAGACCATTTCGTTCTTACCGGCATCACACTTCCTGATTCGTATGTCAATGCTGCATCTCTGAAGCTTCTCAAATACGCCATAGCATTCATTGACAAGAATGACTATACAAGGTACGTCTATCAGCCGAAGGTAGATGAGATTTTCATGGCAAGGCAGCACGACCAAGCGCAGGCAGACGATACCGGAGTTATCAAGAGCCTCCACGATACGCTTAAGGCCGGCGACCTGATGAACTTCAATGATACAGACCTCAATATCGAAGGAATCATCTCTATCGACCAGCTCACGATCAAGGAAGAAGATGGCAAGATTCCTACCTACGACATAACTCTCCGCGAGGATAAGGAGGTTGGAACTATCCAAAAGATTCAGCAGCAGATTTCGTCGCTTCAAAGCGGAAATGGCGGAACTGGTGCAGGCTTGACAACTACACAGGTTAAGAATCAGGTTGCGACAGAGGGAAGCAAGCACTTCATCTCAAAGATAAACGATGACATCGCAAAAGGTACAGTTACCTGGGAAAAGGTGCAGAAGTTCTTGCAGGGTTTCTTCCTCGGTCACTCAAATGAGTTTAGCATAGATGGAAGTGGTAACGCTATTCTATCTAATGTCTTGGTGAATCTCTTGAAGTCTCTCGACTTTAACGAAGCAGAGCAGAGCGGATTTGCAATAAAGCAGAGAAGCGATGGTAAGTATCAGATGTTGCTCACTGACTTGATAGTTTGGGGCAAGGCAATATTCAATACGTTGCTCATCCGTGAACTCAGCTACGTTGGTGGTAACATCGTCCTCTCACCTGCTGCTGGCAAGATAAGCTACATAAAGGAGGTATTCAGCGAGACAACGAATGAAATGATTGGCTGGAAGTGCTATCTTCTCGCTGATGATGGAACAACCGCAACAATCAACTCATTCAAGGTGGAAGACCAAGTTAGATGTAAGACGTTCAACATAGCACCTGGTGTCTATGAGAACGTCAGCAACAAGGACTACTGGAGACTTGTCACAAAGGTATCAGCCGAGAACGAGGCAATCACGGATTCGGAAGGTCACGAACTCTACGACGGAAAGAAGTTCGCATGGATTCAGATAGCGAAGGATAATTGCATGGAAGGCTCGGACAACCCTGCTGTTGGTGACACTATCGTGCTCATGGGTAACAGAAGCGACAGAAGCCGACAGCACCTTCTGATGATGGAGACCGAAGGAGATTCCGCACCAAAGTTCACTATGTACCGAGGTATCAACTCCTACTCCCTCAAAGGCAAATCAATCTTCGATGTAGGATTCAACGGCATAAACATCGTGTCAAAGTACTACCACATAACCACCGTTGACGGAGAGAAGATTTGGACTCCCGTCTATCGTGGTGATTGGAAGGAAGGTACGGAATACAGCTACTATGATGAGGTTACATGGCTTGGCACAAGATGGCTCTGTATTTCTCCAGAAGGACAGACCACAACAGATGAACCATCTGAGGATTCTCCATATTGGAAGGCTACCACCAACGTGTATACACCAAAGCTATACCTCTATACGGATATAGTCAATAGCGGAATTGCTATAGGCGAGACACACAACGTTACTTGCAAGCTAATGTTAGGCGATAAAGATGTGACGAACGGAGTAGCATCGTGGAAGGTGACACGCAAAACCAATGATTCCGTAGATGATGCTGCTTGGGCAACTAAGGATAAGGTTAAGAACTTCAATGGCTCAATAGATATTGTCTGGTCTAATGATGGAACAGAAGACGATTTGGGCAATGGTGATACTGCGAAATTTGTATTCACGGCAACTACCACGACAGGAAAAATTCATCAAGAATATATTAAAGTTTAAAAAATAGGAGATTAAAAATATGGGAAAAGAAATTCATCTTTCGGCAACCGCAGCAGTCAGACGAACATTGAAGGGTGACACATTATCCCTCAGTCTGCAAACAAATGGCGTACCGCTCTTTCAGGGATTGAACCCTGATACGTTTACCGTATCGCCAAAATGGAGCGAGAGCGGAACGCATCCTATCATTACTCCATCTGTTGGCTCTGCACGTAAAAACAACGTAACACTGACAAATCACGCATGGGCTTACAACGGAAAAAATTTAGGATTCAGCTCTAGCGGTACTGGATGGGAGACCTCGACTGTTGATAATAGATTCAAACTAAATCATGCTAATGGTTCTCTCTCTATTATCGGAGACCTCGCATCTAAGGTCAATCAAGATTCCGATACTCTTACCTATTCGGGTGATGCCGTATTGGGAGCTAGCATATATCCAATGCAGAAAAGCATTGATATATTGGTATCTATGTTGGGCGGCTCATCTTATTTCGGAGGTGTTTCTGCTGATACTACTGTGTTAAGCAAGGGACAGACAGAAGCTACCCTCAGACCTTGGTTATTCAACTCCGCAGGTGGAGAGGTTTCTACCTATTCTATTAATCTGTATCGTGGCAGCGGAACAGACCTTGCAGGAACTTACACAAATCCGGAAAGCGGTATCACTATACACAGAGATAAGACGGGAGATTCGGACAAACTCTATGTAGATAGTCATCAGCTCTTCGTCCTTGAGTTCGTTGTTGATGGTGCTGCCGTGTATAGAACAGGTATCAGCATTGATGATATTTCTGATATTTATCAGATTGCCCTTAATTCGGTAGGACAGGTTGATGAAGATAGTAATCAGACGTTCAGATGTATCGTTACCAACTGCGAGACAGGACTAGTGCCGAAGAGTATAACTGGCAATGTCACCTTCGTTATCTATACTGATAGCAATGGTAACATCGAGAATAAACGCTCGGAGACAATGACTTGGGCAAAGAACGTCAGTGATGGATTCGTTGTGAGGGATGCTGATACGATTGACGAAAACAAAAATATTATCGGTGTATCTGTGTCAGCAGATGCTTATTTAACAGTTGATGATTAGGAGGAACGCTTATGCCAATAGTTAGTAATAAGGCGAATAGAAAATTCGCCCCTTTGGACGTTTCTGTATCAGTAGTGTGCGCATCGCCTAAGTCTCCATTCATGCAGACTATGGCTGGCGATAAATTCTTCCCAGATAGAACACAGAGCGGCTTTGAGTGTATTGCCTATCCGAGTATCAATGCTACGGCAAAGGATGATTCATGGGATAGCAAGCAGTCGAATATGTCTCTTGCCAATATGGTATGGAAGGTTTCTACGGGCACGGAATGGAAGGACATATCTAAGATTAATTCTTGGAGCGGTAAGTATAGCATTGATACAAGCAATACATCTAATCGTGGTTCGATTACTATCAAGAGGAATCTTTCAAGTAATGATAAGCAGCAGTTGCAATTCGAAGCTGACCTATATGATTACAGAACGAACTCTATATTGCATATCACCGCTGACCCTATCACTCTGTATACGGCAGATAAGGGTGCAGATACCTATGGTATGGGTATTCGGGAAGATACCGATATATCCTATAACCCATTCCTTGATAAGCTGGCTCTCTACGAGTATAAGGTTGCTAATAACATCATATCGGCATCTACGGAAGCAAGAAACGCTTGCTTTGACGGCAATCAGTATGAATGTCACATTCCGATTGATGTATATAAGTCTAAGGATAGAATTACAAGCGGATTCTCTATTGAGCTGTATCGAGGAACGACTAAGATGTCTGCTTCTTCTGCTGCAAGCCCTAACGAGATTATATCTATCTCCACATCTGAGATTGTGCTTGACCTTAGACTTGTAGAGAAGAATAATTATACCATCAAGGCGGTAATAAACGGCAAGGCTGTTGCTCAGTTCCAATTTTCCGCTTCTAGGTTCTATCCTTCTTTCAATCAGCCTAAGTTCATGGTATGCAATGATATTGAATGGGGTAAGATATACAGAAGCAACAAGGCTATTTTGGAGTACAACGGAAGGGTTGTTGAATACCCTAACCGCATCGTAGAATTGCAATGGCATACCGAAGCTTCAAACGGAAGTATCATAACAAAGAAGTCTTGGCAAGAGGGAAATAGCTGTACCTTCTCTATCGAAGAGAGTGGTCTTGGCGATGTTGAGAGCGATTATCTTGAAGAACAGATAGAATACAAACAGCGCCCTGCCAACGACTATCTCATTGATGAAGATAGCAATTACCTGCTTGATGAGGATGGCAATGCTTTAATTGATTAATATGTATAATTCAACACTGCGTTAAATTAACATTTAATCGTCTGTAAATCAATAACTTATATTAAGAAATGCTTATGAAAACTTAACTATAAAAAGTTGGTCAAGTCGCTGATTTTCAGTAATTTTGCAAATCACGACAAACGCAAAATTATATGAATACAGGACTTGA